TAAAAATGATATTGAACTTAGATTGCCGCCACGGTTTGGCAATGCTTCCTGATAACAGCGTCGACGCCATCCTTACCGACCCGCCCTACGAAATCGGATTTATGGGCAACGCCTGGGACCGCTCCGGCATCGCCTACGACGTCGCCATGTGGCGCGAAGCCTTGCGGGTCTTGAAGCCCGGCGGCCACATTCTGGCATTCTCCGGGTCGCGCACCTATCACCGGATGACATGCGCCATTGAAGACGCCGGGGCGGAAATTCGGGATTCCATCATGTGGGTCTACGGCTCCGGGTTCCCCAAGTCTTTGGACATTTCCAAGGCGCTGGACAAGCTGGCAGGGGCCGACCGTCAAGTGGTGGGCCAGCAATACCGGGCGGCAACCGGACGCGACGAAGGGTACGGCTTCGGGGAGAGTTTCGACATTACCGCACCGGCTACCCTGGCCGCGCAAATTTGGGAAGGCTGGGGCACGGCACTAAAGCCAGCGCATGAACCGATTTGCGTAGCCCGCAAGCCGCTGGCACTGGGCACTGTGGCCGCCAACGTGCTGGCGCATGGTGTGGGCGGGCTCAATATTGACGGCTGCAGGATTGCCATTGACCCAGCGGCGGACGCTTCCCAGCTTCGCACCATGGCCGTAAGCCAGCATGACGGGGCCGACGGGTGGGGCATGAACACCAGCCGCGCAAATCCGGCCGCCCGTGTGCTGGGTGAGGAAGGGCGTTGGCCTGCAAATTTCATTCATGACGGGTCGCCGGAAGTGCTGGCAATGTTCCCGCAAGCAACCGGCGCAAAAGCACCAGTGCGGGGCACCGAAGGAAGCCCGGCCAGCGACGGCCAGGTGGGCAACTTCCGGGAGCGTGTCGCCAGCGCGGAGCCCCGCGGGGACGCTGGAAGCGCCGCCCGGTTTTATCAGCAATGCGCCTTCACTCAAGACGATTTGGAAGCCGCCTTGTTTCACTATTGCGCGAAGGCCAGCAAGCGCGAAAAGGGCGCCGACAACACCCACCCGACCGTTAAGCCTATCGCCTTGGGGCGCTACCTGGCCCGCCTCATTTGCCCGCCCGGCGGCACTTTGCTGGACCTGTTCGCCGGGTCGGGTTCGTTTGGCGTTGCTGCAAAACTAGAGGGCTTCGGCTTCGTCGGCTTTGAGAAAGAAGCCGGGTCGGCAGATATCGCAAACCGCCGCCTAGTGCTGCTTCCCGTTGCCTTCGGTGCTTGTGCGTAATTTGCTGATGCGTACAAAGTCACCTTTGCCGGGCAACTTGGCTTGCCAAAAGTCCCAGCCGTTCGTCGGCCGGTGTGTGATTTTTCCGGCGGCGCTGGATACGCTGGTGAACCGTTCGTCCTGTATTTCAATCATGCCGTCTTTCACATGGCCCCAATACGGACGGTCTTTGTACCACGCAAGCAATGCCGTACCTTCGGGGAAGGTCACGCCTTCCGCAGTCGTCAAGCCTTCGGGCTTGAGCTTCAAGGCTTCGCGCAAAACTTGGTCGGCATTCAGATTACCGAGCGCCAGGGCTTTGGCGACGTCCGCGCTGATTGTTACTGTCTTAGGCTTGTTCATGCTGGTTTCTCCTGGTGGGTTAGCGTACAATTTCATTATTGACGGCATCGTCAACAAATTCAAGTCGGAAAATAGATAAATGATTTACCTTTGCGAATTATCAATAAAAAGGAGGGGTCACTAAATGCCGGTCGAACTTCGCCCATTTCAAGCCGAACTTGAGCGCCGCGTGTACGAAGCCTGGCACGGTGGGGCGCTAAATGTCATGCCTGTGGCCGCCACGGGGTCCGGTAAAACCGTGATTCTGTCAAAGGTGCTTTACGACGAACCGGGCGCATCTATTGCCATCGCGCACCGGCAAGAACTGGTAAGCCAAATTTCCATTGCCCTGGCGCGTAACGGTGTAAGACATAGGATTGCTGGCGCTAAAAAAGGTTCAAACTTAATTAGGGTCATAAGTGCGCTGCAGGTTGCGGAATTGGGTTACAGCTTCTTTGACCCGAACGCGAAGACCGGGGTCGGCGGCGTTGATACCGTCATACGCATGGACGCTTCGGACCCATGGTTTAAGCAAGTGCGGCTTGTGGTGCAAGACGAAGCGCACCACGTCCTAAAAACGAACAAGTGGGGCATTGCCGCCGAAATGTTCCCCAATGCGCGGTCGTTGCTCCCAACAGCTACACCACTCCGGGCGGACGGTAAGGGCCTGGGGCGGCACGCGGACGGCCTGGTCGACGCAATGGTGCTGGCGCCATCCATGCGGGACATTATCGACATGGGGTATTTAACGGATTACCGCATTTTTGCGCCGCCGTCCGACCTTGACCTTACCCAAGTTGCTTTGAGCCAGGCGACCGGGGACTTCAACGCGGACCAACTCCGCAAGGCCGTCCACAAATCCCACATTACCGGGGACGTGGTGGCGCATTATCTCAAGCTGACGCCGGGTAAATTGGGCGTCACGTTCGCCGTCGATGTGGAAGCCGCGACCGAAATTGCGGCGGCGTTCCGTGCGGCCGGTGTGCCCGCGGAAGTGGTGAGCGCCAAAACCCCGGACGCCCTACGCTCCCAAATTCTCCGGCGCTTCAAGGCGCGGGAAATCCTGCAGCTTGTCAATGTGGATTTGTTCGGGGAAGGCTTCGACCTTCCAGCAATTGAGGTCGTGAGCTTCGCCAGGCCGACGGAATCGTTCGCCCTGTTCTGCCAGCAATTTGGCCGGGCCTTGCGTTTGATGCTATCCAAAGCAGCCGGGGCCGTGCATGCCCATTTGACGGACGCCCAACGCAAGGCCGCGATTGCCGCCAGCGAAAAGCCGGTCGCCTACATCATTGACCATGTGGGCAACGTGCTACGCCACGGGCTCCCGGATGCAAAGCGCGAATGGTCATTGAACCGTCGGGACCGCAAAAGCGGCGGCAAGTCTGACGCCATCCCCATGCGTGTGTGCGTCAATCCTGAGTGCATCCAGCCCTATGAGCGAATTTATAAATGCTGCCCATATTGCGGCCACTACCCGCCGCCGCCATCCCGGAGCGCCCCGGAGTTTGTCGACGGTGACTTGCTGGAACTGGACGCCGAAACCCTGGCCGCCTTGCGCGGGGAGATTGGGCGCATTGACGGCGACCCGGTCATTCCATACGGTGCGGCCCCGGAAGTGGTGGGAGCGGTCAAGCGACGCCATTGGGAACGCCGGGAGTCGCAAAACAATTTGCGGAACGTGATTGCCTGGTGGGCTGGCCTTGAGAGTGCCCAAGGTCGCGGAGAGTCTGAAAGCTACCGCCGGTTTTATCACCGATTCGGCATCGACGTCGCCAACGCGCAAACCCTCAACGCAAAGGACGCCGGGGAGCTTGCCGAACGTGTCCGCGTCGAGCTTGCAAAAAATGGAATTGACGGAACCGTCAACGCCGCGTCATACTTTGCAAATCAACTTTAAGGGGCAATCATGGAAAACAAATGCGCCGTTCGCGGCATGATAGGTCGCGGCGCCATGTGTGGGCAAATTCTTGTTGGCGGCCAGGGTTGCGGCTATGCCGGAGCGTGCGAACATAAACAGGCCGGGTCGACATGGTATGCAATCAAGCATGACGGCGGGGACGTGGTGGCAACTGGTGCCAGCTATCGAGAGGTGAGCGACGCGGCTTTTGCCGCCATGCCTTGGGGTGGCAATCCTGCTGGCGAAGTTGCCCCCTACTATCTCACGACATTGGCTCCCGCATGACACCCCACGTCTACCAATGGGCCGCCCGGCACGGTGTAAGCATGCAAGCCCTTCACGAACTGCAAGCCCTCTTTGGCATGAACGGCGGCCACGATCTACCGCCGACCGTCAAGGGCACCAGTGAAGCGGCCGTGCAATCCGCTGTGCGCCTGGAAGCGGCACGCAAGGGGGTGCGCCTGTTCCGCAACAACGTCGGCGCCCTGATTGATTCCCGTGGCGTGCCGGTGCGGTATGGCCTGGCGAACGAATCCAAACAGGTCAACGAGGTTATGAAATCGGCGGACCTTATCGGCTGGCGGCCGCTGCAAATTGAGCAACACCACGTCGGGCAATGTGTGGCCGTCTTCGTGTCCCGCGAATGCAAAAAGGTTGGCTGGCAATATACCGGGGACGCGCACGAACTGGCGCAACTGGCTTGGGCGCAACTGGTCACGGCTTCCGGCGGCGACGCGGCCTTTTGCACCGGAGAGGGCACGCTATGAAAATTCAAACATGCCCGGAATGTGGGGAAATTTTGCCGGTTGTTGATGCTGATAAGGTCGCATGCGACGCCTGTGGTACTTGCGTCGATTACGATAAACCCAAGCATGTGATTGCTCTATCGGGCGGTAAGGATTCGACGGCGCTGGCGTTGCGCTTGATGGAAGTTGAACCCCGCGACTATGAGTTCATTTGCAATTACACCGGCAACGAACTTCCCGAACTGTTCGACCACCTTGAACGCATGGAACAGCTTTTGGGTAAGCCAATAAAGCGCGTCGCCTACCATACCGACCTTTATGGGTTGATTGATGAAACCCAAATGCTGCCCAATTTTCGCGCCAGGTTTTGCACCCGCGTTTTGAAGATTGAACCGACCATAGAATATTTCGAGAGTTTGCCAGCCGGTTCCGTGTTATATGTTGGACTCCGGGCCGACGAAGAATTGCGCCAAGGTCTTTTTGGTGAAGATATTGTGTCGCGGTTCCCCATGCGGGAATGGGATTGGGGCATAAAGGAGGTTTACAGTTATCTTGACGACCGGGGAATTTGCGTGCCGACGCGGACTGATTGCGCCGTATGCCCTTTCCAACGCCTTGGGGAATGGCGCGACCTTTGGCTAAATAACCCCTTTGAATATTGGAGGGGGGGCCGCCGTGGAAATGCACTACGGCCACACGTTCCGAAGCCCTGGTCGTGATACCTGGCCCGCAAGCCTTGTCGACCTTGCAAAAGAGTTTGAGCGTGGGCGCCCAATCCGCAAGAGCAAGCGCGACGAAACGTGCCGGGTTTGTTCTCTCTGACCGTTGACGGCCCCGTCACCATAACGCATAATGCACCAACTATTCACCGGATACCCTTACCATGCGCCTACACCCTGACAACCGAAAAGAACAAATCATTGATGCCGCCGTGAAGGTCGCCGGACAGCCTGGGGGCTGGGCAAAGCTGACACGCGAAGCCGTCGCCCGTGAAGCCCAATGCGCCGAAGGGCTTATTTCAAAATATTTCGGCACCATGATTACGTTTCGACGCACCATCATGCGCCACGCAATCAAGGCCGCGAACCTGTCCGTCGTCGCCCAAGGTTTGGCGGCCGGTGACAGCTATGCAAAGAAAGCCGACCCGGAGTTGAAGGCCCGCGCACTCGAAACCCTGGCAGGTTGACCAATGCGCGAACTTCCACCAGCTTTAGGGCCAATGGGTGCATATCGACAATTTATTGTTTATATGGCGCAACCCAGCCGAACACGCCCCGGCAAAACTGACAAATTCCCCGCCGACTTCCGCTCCGGCCGTGTGGTATCCGCGCACGACCCCTCCTTTTGGACGGACCACGCGACCGCCATTGCCGCCGCCACGACGCTGGGTGGCTCCTACGGCGTGGGGTTCGTTTTCACGGAAGCCGACCCCTTTTGGTTTATCGACCTTGATGGTTGCCTATTGCCCGACGGTTCCGATTGGTCCCCGGTAGCAAAGGTGCTTTGTGGGGCGTTTGCTGGCGCCGCTGTGGAAGTGAGCCAAAGCGGCCGGGGCTTGCATATTTTCGGAAGCGGCCGCCCGCCCCTGCATGGTTGCAAAAATGAAGCCCTGGGCCTTGAGTTCTACCATTCCGGGCGCTTCGTTGCACTCACGGGCACCAGCGCCAGCGGTAACGCCGCCGCGGACTTTACGCATCTACTACCCAGCCTGGTCGCGCAATACTTCCCGCCGGACGCCGCGCAAGCCATGGAACAAGGATGGACCGAAGGCCCGGCCGCCGAATGGCGCGGACCTACCGACGACGACGAACTTATCCGCCGGGCGTTGCGGTCACAATCCACGGCTTCCGCATTTGGGGGCCGGGCCAGCTTTGCGGACCTGTGGACGGGCAACATGGAAGCCCTGGCCCGCGCCTACCCTGACCCCGCCCGCGGCTATGATTCCAGTAGCGCCGACGCCGCCCTGGCGCAACATTTGGCATTTTGGACGGGCAAAGATTGCGCCCGGATTGATAGGCTTATGCGCCGTTCCGAGCTGGCCCGTGACAAGTGGGAACGTGAAGACTATTTGCCCCGCACCATCCTGGGCGCCGTGGGCCGTCAATTTGAAGTGCTGACCGACAAGGCCCTTGAACCTGTGGCCGGTGCGCCAGAAAGCCCGGCACCCAGCGCCAGCACCGAACCGCCCCGGCCGACCATGGTGACGGGCGCCAGCTTCGTGAATAACGACATGCAATTGCAACTGTTCGCCGGTTGCGTCTACGTTCAAGACCTTCACCGCGTCCTAGTGCCTGGCGGCGTCATGCTCAAGCCGGAGCAATTCAAAGTTCATTTTGGCGGCTACACCTTCACCATGGATGCCGCGAACGAAAAGACAACAAAGGACGCATGGGAAGCCTTCACGCAAAGCCAGGCTTACCGCTGCCCGCGTGCAAATGCCCCATGCTTCCGACCTGACTTGCCGCCCGGCTCCCTGGTGCAGCGCGGGGGCCAAACCTTTGTCAACACCTATTGGCCGGTCGATGTTCCGCGCAAAGCTGGGGACGGCTCCCCGTTCCTCAATCACTTGGCAAAGGTGTTACCGGACGAACGCGACCGCTTTATCCTGCTGTGCTACATGGCCGCATGCGTGCAACACAAGGGCGTTAAATTCCAATGGGCGCCGCTTCTGCAGGGCGTTGAAGGTAACGGCAAAACCCTGTTCACCCGGTGCGTTGCGGAAGCCGTGGGGCGCCGTTATGTCCATTGGCCCAAGGCGTCAAAGCTGGCCGCGCAATTCAATTCATGGATGATTGGGAAACTCTTTTACGGCGTGGAAGATATTTACGTGCCGGACCAAAAGCGCGAAATTATCGAAGAGTTGAAACCCATGATTACCGGCGGCGACGGCCTGGAAATTGAAGGCAAGGGCGTCGACCAAATCAGCGCGGACGTGTGCGGCAATTTCATGTTCAACAGCAACCACCAAGACGCCGTAAGGAAGACCAAAAACGACCGCCGGTTCTGCCTGCTATTCAGTGCCCAACAACAGGCCGAAGACTTGAAGCGCGACGGCATGGATGGTGATTACTTCCCGCGCCTTTATGACTGGCTCCGGGCTGACGGTTACGCCATTGTTTCGGACTTGCTCCACACGTTCCCAATCCCTGACGAATACAACCCGGCCACACATTGCCAACGGGCACCAGTCACCACCAGCACCGCGGCCGCTATCAGCGCCAGCACGGGCGGCGTCGAACAAGAGGTACACGAAGCCATCGCCCAAGGGCTCCCCGGCTTTTGCGGGGGCTGGATATCGTCAATTCAACTCGACCGCCTGCTGGAACGCCTGGGGGTTGCCCGCCGCGTCACGCATTCCAAACGTAAAGAAATGCTCAACGACCTGGGGTATGCCTACCATCCCGCCCTTGTGGAAGGTCGCGTCAACAATCTGGTATTGCCGGACGGCGGAAAGCCCCGCCTCTTTGTCAAGACCGACAGCCCCGCCCGTGCCATCCAAGGGGCCGCGGAAGCCGCCAAAGCCTACGAACAGGCCAACAACCATAACCGCGTGCCGTTCCCCCTGGCGCCCGTGCATCTATGAGCCCCGGCCACTTCACCAACATGGCGACACTGATTTGCGGCCCCGCGGGCTTGCTGGTGCGCTATGAGTGGTCGGGGCGATTGCTTCCGCTGGAATTTCTACCGGGGCGCCCGGCGGGTCAAGAGCATCAAGAAAGCGGCGGCCGTAATCCAAGCCGCTGAAAAACTTGTTGACGCTAGATAAATAATTTAGCTATAATTTACCCGTGACATATTTTTAACCACCTGGAGAGGTACACCATGAAGATTGAAATCAAAAGCCGCTTTTATCTGCAAATCTTGTTCTCACATGAATGCGAAGACAACAGCGTCGCAATTACTTTGGCCGCCGCGATAAACGCGAAAGCGAACCTTTACGGCGCGGACCTTCGCGGCGCGAACCTTCGCGGCGCGAACCTTTACGGCGCG